CATATACTTAATAGTAATAGTACTTCTCCTGTTGCCTCGACATCTGTTTGTCTAATTCCATCTCGAACTTTAAAAGCTAGTGCTTTCATTTTATCTCCAATATTTTCCTTTTAGAGTTTGGAGTTCGAGTTAGTTGTATCGTTAATAATCCGTCTTGTAGATTCACATCTTTTACTTGTAAATCAGGATTAAGAATAAATCTTCTCTCAAAGCTTTTTAAACTTAGCCCTTGATGAAGGAATCGTTCGCCCTCATCTAGTTTGTGTTGTTTGTTGCCCTTGATATGGAGTTCTTCGCCATCAGCGATTATCTCCAGTTCCGTTTTATTCCAACCTGGCACAGCGATATCTATTCGAAATCCACTGCCACTTTCAATTAAGTTATATCTAGGATAACTACTCTCCGTATAAGTCGGCATAAAGTTGTTATCTAATCCAAGCCAAAATTTAGTTAAATCAATACTCATAATATTTTCCTCCAAATAATCTTTTCAGTATTACTTTGCCTTGCCTCTCGGTCAAGACGCCAAAAAGTAAGCAGATTATTCCACTTACAAAATAATTATATCAAAATTTAACCTTTATGTCAAGAACTATTTTTCGTTGTCAAACTCGATTATACCTTCTGTCTCCAGAAAATCAATCGTAGACTCTATTCCAAATTGCTTTCCAATGGTGTATGACATTCCCATGCCACAAATTAAAATAATAATGTAATTTATATCTATATTTTCTATCATGTCAATATTATATCAATTTTCGCACCTTATGTCAAGAATAATCTATAACCCAGTCAAAAATAGTTCTTGACACGAATAGAAATTTCGTCTATAATATACTTATGAAATGGACAGATGAAGAAAAACAATTTTTGAAACGACACTATAATGATATGTCAACGGAAGACATTGCATCCAAACTGGGACGCAATCCGTCAAATATCGCCTCACAGATATACTATCTAAGAAAAAGAGGTTGGACTTTCAATGCTAAGAGTGATATTCGAGTAAGAAAAGAAACTCCTCCACATGCATCGACAAAAGTGCATCGTGATAGAACTAAATATAGGAGAGCTGATGCCAAGTATTGATTGCTCTAAAATGCCTGTAGAAAAGGCACTTCGCATATTCAGGCGTAAGTGTGACAACGCAGGTATCAAGGAAGAATGTCGTGCTAGACAACACTACTCAAAACCATCTGCCATCAAATATGAACACAACAAAAGCACGACAAGAAAACGAGCCAGAGACTTACAAAAAGAGATAGAACTTCAAGAATCTCGAAAAAAGTTTAGAGTTCCACCAAAAAAGAAGAATCGAGGAAGTAGAAGAAGGTAATCAAACCCATAGAAACACTACTACCATCTACAATACTAATATATTTTTCTATCAATCAAACCTAGACCAACCCACAAAATCATACCCCTTCGAAAAACACTTCTTGATTTATGATAAAAGTTGTGATATAATAAATACATAATTTAGATTATAAGCCAATACAAACTACCGATTATGGATGTTGCTTCTAATCTGGGAATCGACATATAGGAGCGTAAGCGGATATATGGAGTCCCTAACTAGGAAGAAAAACTATCCATTAATTGTATAAACAAATCAACTAAGATAACCAAGCATAATCTAAAACATCCTAAAGAGTCTACTCTGACTCTAATAACTCACAACATCCTTACTAATTACTAAAAAACTTTCAAAAGATTACTAAACTTCCACCAACCAAAATTTTTTAAAGGCGTAAAAAAGCCCAATCTAAGTTGGGCATAATTTACAATGATTGTTCTACTTCTAGCTATGCGTTAGGACTTCTCACTACACTAGTATCTTGAAGGATTCTGATTCTTTGAGTCTCTACTGTCTCACGATGTCCGTTAGCGAACTTCAATCTCATTTGGAACCCCGTTGGGGTCTCGATAAGACCAAGTGCTTCCGCGTACAGACCATTCTTGCTAATCAGCTTATCGTTTCGTCTATCTTTTGTTAGTTTTGCTACTCTCATATTTCTCCTAGTTTGATTTCTTCTATTGAATAAAGTAGGACTTTCAATGCTTCTTTCGGAGACTTTTCTAGTCCAGAAAGGCTTTCATAGTCCTCGTTTAACTCCTCAGCAATGCTAAGCACCAGCTGGGACTTGGTTACTGGTTTCTCTCCAGTTTTTGTGACGTACTCTGTTTTCTTGTATACGCCTTCTCTTGATAACTTACCTATAATAGATTTCACACTCTTGTCTAGTTCATCTGCTAGTCTTTCAACTGTATCTCTACTGGGGTTTAACCTGTATTGATTAGTCATCATCTCTACTTGTTCTTCTGTATAATTTAATGCCATGAGTCCTCCCACTCTTTAACCTTTTGTTTTACTCTATAAGTGGATATTCCCCACTCCTCTGCTGCTACTTCAATAGCTTCTTCAGTTCCGTACTTGTTTTCCCAATCCCAGAACTGTCTTTCTTTAGTTGAGTCTTGTGTATGCATCTATCAACTCCTCTCCTACTAGTCTTTCTCCAAACCACTTGGTTTCGTTAGTATCACAATCAGTTCTACATATAGTTCCGTTATTGTACTCAACATCTACTACTTTTCTAGTATTGGTTCCATCTTTATCATACCACATAGAACTACTACTATGCCCATGAATACACTTAACACTTCTTGACCATTGTTCTGCTCTAATCAATAAGCGTTGTCTTTCCACTCTTTCCCAGTACTGACTCATTACCACTCCCCCCTATCAAAGAAATCGTACACATAATCATCACATACTTCGTTAGGATATATAAATCCATCTTCGGTTTCGTACTCTCCATACCAGTCAAAGTCTTCCACTTCAATATCTATCTCGGGGTAGTTCTCTTTGAAGCGAATATTTATGTCTTCACCTTCAATTTCTTCATAATCCATACACGCTATCCACTCTCCATCGTGCATTTCTGTTTCACAGGTAGCAACGCCTACAAAGTTTCTGAACTCATCTTCATATGTCATTCTAGTATTGACACTATGACCACATTCCTTACTTATTGCTACTGATATATGCTCAAACATTGGAGTTGGTGGACTCCAAGCACTATAACCTGATACTGAGCAACTGTCTAAGTCTTCTAGATGACACCACTTGGCTCCTACATTATTGCAATACCAATCCCATGATTTATCTTCAGAATAATCGTTAGGCATAAAAGGTTGTTCTTCTATTTCTACGATTTCTGTCACTTTATAGGGCTCTGTAGGTTCTCCTGACCAATTTCTGGTTACGGTTCTTTCCTCAGTTTTTACTAATTTGTCCATTACTTCAGCTTCATGCTCAGTAATGTTAAAATATACATGATTTGCCATTATATGTCTCCTTCTGCTCTAACTTCTGAGCGTATTACTTCAAAGCCATTAGGATAACGCTTCTCTAGTTTGTTAATGTTCTCGTCCATTACTTCTTCGGGGGTAAAGCCAAGGGCTTTGCATCCCTGTACCCAATACCATAACACATCTCCTAACTCTCTTTTCATGTGAAATATCTCATCACTTGTGAACTGTGTATCGTTTTGGAATACTTTCTTCTTCACTACTTCAGCGAACTCTCCAGACTCTGCCATCATTCCTATCAATGCAGTCATTAGTCTTGCCATGTCTATTTCACAGTCAATCATCACTCCATTTTGCATAGTGTGGTTTCCCATTAGTTTGTCTAGTCTGTCGCACATTTTAGTCGTATCTTTACTTGTTTCGGACGTGCACTGGTCTACGAACCTCGCATAATCATTTATCTTACTCACGCCACACCTCCACTGATTTCAGAGATGAACTTCTCTGCTTGTTGGATGCCTTCCCACTTCTTTCTATCTAGCACTAACTCATCATCTCTCAGAAAGTTTCCGTTTTCCAACTTAATCCACATATGTACTGTGTTTCTTGCTGGACACTCACCTTGCCATGCTTGTTTAGTATCTGCTGGGTACTTTATTTCTTTTATGACACTTCCGTTTGCGAACATACCAATCGCATAGTGTCTATTGTATTTACTTGCCAATGTCTTTAATCTCCTTCTTTGGTATCACTTGATATGCACCTTTGTTATAAGCAATTGATACCGTATATTGCTTTGATACTTCTTGTTTGTAAGAGTTATCCGTTGGTGTCTTATATTCTCCAATCGGCATACTAGGTATTGAACTAGCACTCTTAAATGTTTTTGTTTCTTGCTTTGCGAAATTTGGTTTCGCTTTCTTACTTGCGTATAGTTTCTTTACTTTACGCTTACGACCATGCTGGTCATACATCATACTGCCTTTAATCATAGTATTCTCCCAAGTATAAAAACCTGTAGAATTAATACTAATACTGGCACTACTGTTCTAATCAGTTCCATACGATACTTCATATCTCGTATGTTCTGCTCTAATATCTTTGATTTTTTAGTCATCTTCTAACTTTAACTCCTCTGGCAATCTGATGCCATTTAATTCACATAACCTGTTGAGCATGATTTCATACTCACAAGTTAAATCTACTACCATATCGTTTAGTTCTGCCAAGTCATTTAGGCACAACTTTATTTCGTGTTCACACTCTACTAGTGCATCACGAAGTTTCTTTGCTTCGGTGACTGTGGGAAACTGTATTACTTTACCCATTATTTCCACCTCGGCAAGTTGAGTGCCACTATAAATAGTAGCACTGCAATTGCAAAATATACTTCGAAACCTAACATAATCTGTCTAATTCCTCCCAATCATGCTCGGTATTCACAGTCAGCTTCACCATTCTTTTGTTTGGATTTGCTACTGTTATATCTAAGTTAATTCCCCTTTGCTTAAGTTTTACTACTTTGCGTTGGTAGGTTTTGTACTGTGACTGCTCTAGAAATACTACTCTCATCTGCCTTGCCCCTTGTACTTTTTGAATGAACGCTTCTTGTTCTTGTTCATATTCAGACTGACTCTGTTGTGCGAATCGCCTTGTGAAGTTTTCTTCTTGTGTGATTTGTGTGTATCTTTACTTCCCCATCTCATGATTGCACCTCTGGTGTAACCCACACTACCTCAACTTTGCGTCTTGCTAGTTCGTTTAGACACTTCTGTCTTTGTTTTGGTTTAGTTCTAGTTTCATTAATCACTTTGAACAGTTCTTCTTTTGCCACATCTTTGATGTAGAAATGCTTGTCTTTCAACTTTGAAGCCTTTACTCCTCGTTTGAATACTTTTTCACTTGGTTTAAATTTTGTCGGCATTACGCACCTCCTTTTAAGTCTAATTCTGTTTGTCTCTGCTTCAGAAAGTCACTAACTTTCTCAAACTCCTTTGTCTCTGCGTTCCAGAGATTGCCCTTTACAGGTCTTTGTTGGTCTACTGCATCTTTGATGCGTTCTTTTAGTGTGTCTACTAAGTGGTCGTAGATAACCTCTAGCATATACTCGTATGTTGGGTCTTCGATTGTATTGTAAGCATACTTCATACTTGCCATAACAAATGTTTCACTTACATCGTCGATGTCGCATATGAACTCGTCACATTCTTTTTCGAAGGCGTTCCAGTATGAGAGCGACTCTCTTACATCTTCTGAACTCATTACGCCATACACTATTGCGTGATGATTGTCTTCCCAATTTGATAATTCTTGCCACATCATAATTTTAATCTCTCCTTTTTTAAATATAAGTATATTATACAGATGTTTGACCTGTTTGTCAAGAACTATATTTAATTATGTTTGGAATTTTGATGTTATGTTTTGGTGGGAATAAAAAAAGGCAGGTAAAGGATTGCTTTACTCTGCCCTAAAAACTCATCAATAGATTGGTTTTTGAGTGTCGCACATTGGTCAATTACTCCTAATGTACTTGCGATGGTAGTCTTACTGCTAGAAGTGTAGAGACTTAAGGATTACTCACTCACTCTGTGCAGAGTGTGGCTTTCTATTCCATGTCGGACCGAAGTCCCCAGTCACCTTGTGCCTGCTGTTTCTTCCCACTTTTAGACGATACTGCTACTCGCTAATTAATATGCTCACATTACTTGTCGGTGAGAGATATACACAAAGATTACTCCTGTGTTTGACAGAGCTACTGCCGTTCTTCTCATCACTCGCACACTGATTAATAAGTTGCTAACTGCCCCCTGATACACTACCATTCATTCGATTATGTGTCGTTATCCCACTCTTCAAGGCGTTACGCCGAAGCGTTTTCCTCTACTGTATGTGGCGACTCCTACTCGATGGCACTGCTAATTGTTTACTATACGACCGAAGTCCGTTTCAACAATCGTCATCATGCAATTGGTTTGGTTCTATCTCCGCAGATTAGCGTGGAGTTTCCATTCTAACTCCTTGCCCTGTGCTACTCTTACTTTATAGTACGGTATAGCGCTCCGTCTACGAGATTGTGTGGTCATAATCTACGCGTCAATTACCTGTCGAAAAGTCTTTTTTACAAGTCACTCTTACGACTATGCTGTCCTCTTGGTTATTACGATATGCTCTCGCTGTTCAAGTTCAGCACTCAATGGGGGTAACTGCAATACTGCTTATCACTACATTCTTAGGTAATCCTACTCTCCACTTGACAGCTAAAGCTGAATCGCATGGTGTGGCTTACAGTAGATTTATTGAATACTGCGTCTCTCCGTCCCTGTGGGCACATATTGTACTGCCCGTTCGCTTCCCTTGTTTACGACTATACTTGCGATACATCAGGCAATGTCGAGTCCTTACTTTTTAAGGTGTGTCCGTGCTTGACCAATCACCATAGTAGAAAAGAACTCTCGATTATTTATTCGCTACCACTTTCAATCCCGAAGGAGTCTGGGTGGGTCACTGCTAAATCATTTATTTTTTCGATTTAGTGTCCTTTTCTTTGTTTCTGAATATATATTATATCCACTTTCTAACCATTTGTCAAGAAGAATTTTGATTTATTTACTACTTGGTAGCAAATTCTTCAACTCAGTCCCAACGGGGTTAATTCGTTGTACATTCTCCTTCTTTTCTAAATATAAGTATATTATACAGACTTTCTTACCATTTGTCAAGAACTATTTAGGAGAACTTGAAAATACTTTACATTTTAAGGTGGCAGTTCAATTCGAATGAACCTTCGGAAAGTTAGGACAAGAGTCGAACTTGCTACTTTCTTTTTAGATGTGCTTCCGTAGTCACTTCCTGCTTTCCAGTTGCCACTTTAAAATGTGATGATTAGGTCATCACTCCAGTCTATAGGCGACTAACCCACTCAATAAATCTCATTAGGAGGTGGAGTGCAATTATGAACCCCACCATTCCTACGAGTTCCACTAGGAATTGATTGCGTCAACTAACTTCTGTAAGTCTTGCTTGCCTGCTTTCACTAGAGTCGGTACTTCAATGTCGAAGTGAGAAGCAATTGCACTGACGAGTTCTGCTTTAGATACTACAGGTTCGCCTGATTTAGTTGTTCTCGGTTGTGCTTGGTACACGCCCTCTCTTGATAATTTAGCAATGATACTTCTTGTAGTTTTGCCGAATTGCTGTGCTAATGAGTCGACAGTGTCTCTGTTTGGTTCTGCTGTGTAAGCTTCTACCATTTGTGCTACCATCTCATCTGTGTAATTTTTAACTGTTGTTGCCATGTTTTTGCCCTTTAATGTTTGTTTGTTTTTGTTTATAAATATATTATACTCAATGTCATCAAGAATGTCAATAACTTTCCAAAAAAACTTTGACGCAATTGACTGTTTTGCGAAGTAGTTTTGGGTTATCTCTTGTTCTCTCTTTTTCATAATATGTATATTATACGCGCTTTGTATGAGTCTGTCAATAATTACAGCGAATTATTTATAATTTATCAGCAAATACTTCGGGGGCCGGGACGCGAAACCTGCTCGGGGTTTCCCCAAATTTCCCCAAAAAACGCAAAATAACTATTGACAACCCCGCCAAAGTGTGTTAAAATAGGATTAGCTCGTAAAAACATCATTTTTGTACTTCGTTTTCGCACTTTGGCGCAGATAGCATCACTTTCGCACTTCGTTTTGGCACTTCGGCGCCCCGCTACGGGGTTTTACGCAGTTTTTCGTTGCCTAAAGTGCCTATTTTAGTGGGTTTGTGCAAATTTTCGCCAACTAGACTCGTAAGATTATAATTTCTGGCGATATTTTTGAAAAAGCTATTGACAAGTCTCCCAAAGTGTGATAAAATCGGCGCGATTTGCCAAAGTCAACAAAAGTTCCTTAAAATAATTGATTTATTTTCGCTTTACCTATTGACTTTTTTGCCAAAGCGCCTATAATATACTCATATTTAGGAGAACATTATGGAAAAAGCAAAAAACACAAAAGTCGCTAAAAAAGCAGAACCAACAAAAGTCGCATTAGTGCGTGCTTTAGAAGAAAAAATCGGAACAACTGTCGGACACCTCAACTCTTTAGAAAGAGCAAACAAAGAAACAATTGTTCGCTTAGCAAAACTCTTCAGCTAAAGTGACAAAAGTCGAAACCCACTTCGGTGGGTTTTTTATTGCCTTTAAATGATAGTAAGTACTCACTATCACTGCATCGGGGCTGGCCAAGTAGACTAATGTCCCAAAAGTTTTTTTAAAAAAGTGAAAATAATCCTTGACCCCGACCAAGATTTGTGTTATAATGGGCGCCGCTGGCTTCATGTAGACACTGACATCGTTTCGTTACTGCACTGTTCGGCGCAAGTCCACGTCACATCGTTTCGTTACTGCACTGGTCGGCGCCTTCGGCGCATATAAAAAAATTTTTAAATTTTCCAAATGAGAATGATTATCATTTATAGTAAGTGCTTACTATCATTTTTAGAAATAAAAAAATCTGAATGGATTAAGATTTCTCCCAACCCATTCAGATCAAAATCCAACATTACAAGGATTTGTTATTCTTCAAAATATCCGAAGCCATTACAGGAAATGCAATCATCAATTAAATAATCACCATTAATATTAATTGATTGCCCTCGCCCATTGCATGACATACAAGGTATTTTAATTCTTAGTTTAGGAATGGGGGATTGCTCCCCCTCTAAGATTTCCTCTTTATCAATATGCACGATACAATGCTCCATTCTCATAAGGCTCATAACAATAAGTAGCTTGATTATATTGCTTACCTAAGTCAGCTATTGCCTTTAGATTATTAACATTATCATCATAGAAAACCTTATCGCATTTTGCGTATGGTCTTAATCTATAAAGATAAGCTAATTGCTGTTGCTTCAATTCATAGTCAGCAGTCATACAATCAACAGGTCTTGATATTAATTTATCAAATAAAAACCCATTTCTTATATACCATTCATAACGATAGCTATCTACAGGAACAACATCAGCAGTACATATAATAACCATATCGCCATTTTTATAATGCTGGTTCATTTGGATTGCTAAAGGCATGATTGTATCTTGTTCAATCATTAAAGGCGTGGAATTTTCTTCCCATGCTTCTAAATTAATTGAGCCATCAGAATTAGATAATCTCCTATGGCTAGAGTCAACAATCGTACCATCTCCATCATAAATATAGATAGTGGGCGAGAGATTATAAAATCTCTCTATGTTCGCCCCACATTCATTTTTTAACAAGTTCATAAAAGCACCTGCGATATTTGAGCAACAACCATAACAATAGTTATTAGAGCAAGTTCTACATTTTCTTTATAGATTGCTGAAATGAATATTGAAATATTGCCAATCGTGATTAAGGTTATACCTGTTTCGCTTGGTATTGGATAAATGCCTTGTAGTCCTAAGAATACAAAGCAAATACCAAACCACATAACAAGGTTATCAGCGTTGACTGATAACCATGTTGCTAGTTTCTCTCGATTTCGTATTTGTCGATAAGTCATTTTAAAACCTACCTTTAAATATTTCTCTAAGATTATCTATAGCTGATTTAGATAAATGTTTTAAATGGTTAGGTAATGTTCTTTGTCTCCTAACATCTTTTATCAAATCTCTACGATAACTCGCTTCATCAGTATAAGGAAATTCTCCTTTAACTTTTAAATCCAATTCTAATTGCTTAGCCATTATTTACCCCCTGTTAAGTTTAATTGCATTTGCTTAGATTTCACATTCTTAGCCTTTTTGCCTTTGGCTCTCTTAGTCCTATTGATTAGAGATTGCTTTACAGAAACCCCATTCTCAAAATCAGACCTTGAAACCCCTTGAACATTATTAACAAAATGTTTCTTAATAATTGATTTATTATTTTTCCACAATTCCATTAATAACCTAAATTCGCATAAGGCGTCTCTCAATGCTGTATGTTGCTCAATGTAATATAAATCTTTTGATAAGTATCTCAACATTGTTTGTGCTGAATAAGATTTATTACCTTTAGCAGTAAGCATTTTTTCTTTGTCCTCTTGTTCTAAAGAATTGAGCCATGTTCTGAATGTTCTATTAGCTAAACAAATAGCTGATATTTCCATTAAGTCAAAATGCTCAATCCCTCTAGGCATATAGAAACCTTTATCTGAAAGCTGATTTTGAGTTAATCTAATAGTGCCAACTTTTCTATTGCTTCCAATATCGAAGTTGTAATTATAAGAAGTGATGTAATCAACATTTCTTGTAATTAGTTCACGATTAAATTCTCTCATAATTTCTTTCCATTTCTTAACCTTATGAGGATTTTTAAAGGCGTCCTTTTGGGCTTCTTGGAACATAGGATTGATATTATATATCCACCCCTCGACCAATTCCCATTCTTCAGATACCTCGTTATATTGTTTGAACATTCCTTTCTTTTTAAAGTAAGCGTTCTCAATATTCGTAATTACTTCTTCAACATAATAATCCATATTATAAGTTTCAAAAGTATGCTCTTGCGTGATGTCTCCAAATACTGCCCCAAAGTGAAAAACCAATCCATGAGTATTAGTATTTTTATAACAACATTCAGTATCAACAACACAAGCGATAATTCGCTTGTGTTGATTGTTTAAGGCGTTCAAGATTGAATACCTACGCCAAAATGAATTGCTAATTCATTTAGCACCTCGTGAGGGCTTCTCTCAATATCTTTTAAAACTAACTTCGTGTTAGTTCTAATGAGATTAGCTTTCTCAGTCTTGGTTAATTTCGCCCATGTTTTAGGTTTAGGCGTTTCCTTTTTATTAATTAAAGACATATTTAGTCTCTCCATAATTTGCGAGATTGTAAAAGGCTCTCGCTGTTAGCCTTATAATCATCAATTAAGAACAATACATTTACACATAAGATAGTTCCCATACCTGAAAAAATCAGTATGAGATAATCAAAGCGTGTGATGTATTCCTTAGTTAATAAATCCTCTCCCCATGAAAAGCCTAGCATTATAAATGCTAGGCAACCCATAGAAGCTAAAACAATGATTAACTTATTCATCTTGCTAACCATTGTTTTAGTGTTCTGATTTTTCCATTAAGCTGATTAATAGAATGTTGGTAATCTTTTAATTGTTTACCTATCTTCTGTGTCATCTTAGATTGTTTACCAATCTTCATAATGTATAAATCTTTTTCTTCTCTTATCTTGGCTCGTTCCCTTTCGAGTTCGTGCTT